CTCTTGTGCTTGTTCTTTAGATTTTTTAATAGCTATAGTTTCTACTATACCTGCTACATCAGGATACTTTTTTGTCCATGCTTCAATATCCTCGTCAGACTTTGGTAGCTCTATTTGTTTTTTAGTAGCACTATCAAGCTGTTCCTTTAGCTGATTTATCTGCTCTTGCAGATCAGCTTCTTTTTGCTGAGAGTGTCTTCTAAGATCACCATAGCGTTTCTTAAAAGTCTTCTCTTCTGCAGAGGTTGGTTCAGGTTCTTGCTCTTGAGCTTCTTCCTTCACCTCACCTTTATTTTCTGCAATGAGTTGCTCTAATTCCTCTTCGTCCTTTTTAATCTTCTCATCTCTTGAATATTTACGAGATGCTAATGCCATTACCTTTTTAGGTGTTGCATCTTGTACCATTACTTTTGCTTGTGCTTCTGCCATTTACTTTACCTTTCGTTAGGGCTAACTGTATGCCATGTTAGATGGGGAGTTAGGTAGCCAACATAGTGTGGATTTATTTTTTACGTGATGAAGCCAATCCACCCTTCTTCATTCGTTTAGGTTTAACTTTGGGTTTAGCTAAACCACCTTTCTTTAGTCTCTGTGGTTTCATAGGTTTGGTAGCCACACCACCCACATAGAATGGTCCTGCTTGATCATAACTATATGTAGGTGCTTGCTTTGGAGCAGGAGCAGTTTGAGTTCTACCTCTGTCTCCAAAAGGATTACCTGTTAGATCTGCATATGTGTCAGTCTTAGGAGATGGTTGAGTTGGTTGAGATGGCATACCAAAGTCTCCACCAAAGAAATCATCTATACCTGAAGCAGGACCACCATCATCTCTATCGTCATCTCTGTCGTAATCACCACCTAAGAAATCAAAAGTATCTTGCACTACTTCATCCTTTTTTCTTTGCTTCTCTTGAATCTTAGCTAATTGTTTTCTACCATAGTCTGTTGTATCAAGTGATCTCTCTGCTCTTTGTCTCTCTCCAAGTCTTCGAATATCTTTCTTTTCTTGATCTACTAAACCAGATGGATCTGTGATATTTAAATTACCTGCTTTTTGTATCACATCATCAGCCAACTCTCTTGCATCTTTATCAGAAGATCCTGCTCTTCTATATAACTGATAAACTTCGTCATAAGCTTTTTGATCTTTTTGAGTCACAAAAGGTCTATCTGGCATGTCTCTAGGATCTCTCTCAACAGTTGCTGCAGTAGTTGTTTCAATACCTGCAGGTTCAACAGATGTTACAGAAGTAGTATCAACAGTAGGTGCAAATGGATCTCCCTCTACTGCTTCACCTGTTACTGGATCAATCTTTGTTTGTAATGCAGATGTAGGCTCAGTTGTTGTTACAGGTTGTTCTTCTACAGTAGTTTTTTCAGCATCATAAAGTCTCATATTATTATATATGGCATCATCAAAGACTTTTTGATTTTGTGGATTCTTGTTTATAGCATTATTTAACTCATTATTAGCACCTTTAAAATTACCAGTTCGTAAAAACTTTTCAAAGTCAGTTTCTTTTTCGCCTTTTTCCTTATCACTAGTAAGTCCTAAGAAATTTGTAACTCCTTTAGTAATAGCAGATAAACCACCTGCACCTTTCTTTGCAATATCATCAAATACTTTTTTAGCTCTCTTTCTTTGTTCTGGAGTAAGTTTCATAGTCATTAACTTTTGTTGCACAGCATTTAATCCATTTGGAGAATTTTTGTTACTAAAAGACTGTCCAATGGCTATTGCTCCACCCACTAATGGGCTAAATAATAATGTGGCAAATGTTGCTGCATATCTATATATAGGACTGTTAAACTGTTCATAGTATTTTAAAAGCACCTCAGGATCTTTCATGTCCTCAATACTATCATACGCTACACCATCTACCATTAACTTTGGCTTTTCAAATGTTTGCATAGCACCAGATCCAATGACAGGTGCTAGTGAATCTGCAGGTCCACCACTGTCACCACCACCAGAGTCTCCACCACCACCTATACTGCTTTGTTGTTTAGGTGCAGATTCATCTAGTTCGTAACCTTCTGGTATTTCCATCTGAGGTTCGCCATTAATAAATGGTATATACTTTACATCACCATCAGCATTTACATATCTCTTCATAACAACATTACCATAGCCAGTTCTTAGTAATGCGTCTTCCATTTCTTTTTTATCTTCAGGTGTTATGGTTGGTGTACCACCACCACCTGTAGGTCTTTTAAAACGTGGGTCATCTAATAATCCACCACTTTGCATCTTCTTTGGTGCATCACCAGATACTACAATAAGATCTGCCATCTCAAATGGTATATCATCAGGTATGGTAGCTTCTTCTGAGTTACCCATCTGTCCCATCTCTTCCATCATCTTTAGACCTTGCTTTGCATCTTGTCGCATCTTCATTAAAGTATTAAGACCAATAAATCGTACCACATCAGCAGGAAAGACAAACTCACCCTCACTCATCATCACAGGTATATCATCAGCTACTTCTTCTTTTAGTGAACCTGATGGCACTTTGTTACCTGATTCAGGTTCTACTTGTCCACCCTCATCACGTAATCCCCCTTCATTAAAAAGTTCCATTTGACCGTCCATCAGTGTTCCTCCCTTACTAAATCTGAATGCTTGTTTATCTGGATCAAACTCAAAGTTTGATATGTCTATCTCATATGCAAAGTCTTCATAAAAATCTGCCCCACCATAATGTGGCATATTATCTACGTATGAACTAGGGGCAGAACCCTCTTTTGCAATTTTTATTTTTTTAGTGTTTAGTTTTAAAGTTCCTTTAGAATCTGTTTTTAAAATATTAAAAGCTTTTTTAAAGGCTTGATCATACAAATCTTTAAATACAGATTCATCGGCAGAAGGCTCACCATACCCTCTTGTCTTATCAAATTGCCTATAACTAGGAATAATTATTTTATTTAACCCTTGCTTTTTAGCTAACACTATACTAGCTTGTAAGCCTTTCAACATAGTTTCTGTTTTTGTTGTAATGGGTACTTGTTCTTTTGCAAATATTTCGCTTTTGCCCAGTCGATCTTCTGGCAGTATTTTAGTATCTAAAGAATCTTCTACATTTTTTATTATTTTTTCAATAGATTCAGATTTTAAAAATGGGTCAGGACTATCTTCTAAAAGATACTTTTGAACAGTTCCGTCTTTTAGTAATTCTGTAAGGTCATCACCATCTAAATCCAGATTACCTGAAAGAGTTTCATCTAACCTTTCTCCTGCTCGTACTGCTAATCTGTTATTTATAAAATCTTGTCCATCTTTTTTTATAGCATATGCATGAATTTTTCTAATACCATCTGGAATTAACTTTATATTATCAGGGTCACTCCTGTCTTGAAAATTATAAATATTAAACCTAGGATCTTGTTTTAATGAAGGAAAGTTCATATCATAAATAGCAATAAGATCCTCTGCCTTTTCCATATAAGGCTTATTGTAAGCTGCAGGAATATCTTCACCTTGTATGTCTAAACGTAATGCTTCATCTTGTGCCTTTAAGTATGCTACATCTTCTGGTTTTTCCATCTGAACATCATACAAATTAGGATCGTTTAATCTTTGGTGTATCTCTCCATAAAAACCTCTTACTGTCGATTGAAAAGGACCTCCAACCCCATATTCAGTGTTATAGTCCTCTATCACCCCACTAATAGCTTTTTCATAATCCTCATTCATCCACTCTATTTTAGCTTGTTTTCCTATATCCTCCACTTCATCTACGTCAAAGATAAAGTCTGTAGATAAACTTGGACCAAAAGCTTCTTCAAATTCAGCAGATTCTTGTGGTCTTGCGTAATCAGTGTCTTCATATTTTTGCCCTGCTGCTCTGGCAGCATCACTTTGTACTTCTTCTATTAAAATATAACTTTCACCATCTTCACCTTTTCTACGAGAAGCTCTAACATGAGCTACAGTTCCAGTAGGAAAATGCCCTGAAGTTACCTGCTCGACATCTGGGTCTATTTTTGGTGTATGTATTGTTACTTCAAAGTAATCGTCTGGTCTATCTAATACTGGTTGTCTCTGATCACTATCAAAAAGAACATTGCCATCCCTCATACTTCTAACTCTTATATCATAAGCATCAGGTATGTTTTCAAGTGCTAATACTTCTTCTCTAAGATACTTTTTATTTGGGTCTAATTTTATTCTAGCATTTGCTAATTCAGATTTAGTTACACTAGGTGATCGTTTATTTAAAAATGCTTCAATAGTTTGTCCTGTAGATCCTTCTTTAGCTATAGGCATTTGCTCTATCGTATCTTTTACAGGACTATAAAACTCTCCTATTTTTTTAGGAACAACATAATCTTTGCCATAAGTATCTCTATAACCACCTGCATCTCCATATATTTTGTCAATAGATTCACGGTCTTCTATATCAAAATTAATATCTCTAGTTACAGTTTTAGTTGTATCAACTCTAGGTTTTACAATTGGGTTTCTAACTTTTTTAGAAGGACCACCTAAAGGACCAACTTCAGGCTTTAAAAGTTTAGTTAAACCTTTACTTAATATTCCCATTATTTACGGCATCCCTTAATTGACGTAGTCTCTTGAGTATCATGATAGCACCTTGTGATCTGTGCAGTACAATTAAATCATTTGTCTGCTCCATAACAACGTGATTTTGTGCTATAAGATAATTTATATAATCACTGAAGCTGTCCCATTGGTCCTTGTTGTTGACCAGTGGCTTGAGCTTGCTGAGTAGCTTGTCCTGTAGGTTGTGGGTTTGGCTGTTGTTGTTCATTTCCTGAGAATCCTTGTTCCTGTGGCATAGGCACTTGTCCTGTACCTATAGTTGCACCACCTGCTCCTGTTGGGTCTTGTGCGTCTGCTCCTGCAGGAGGTGTTGGTGCTTCAGGGGGTTGCTGAAATTTTTTCATGATCTCTGCTTGCAATGCAGCTTCGTCCATGTTGTTGGTTACTTTGTCTGGGTCTAAGTCTAGTGACTTGGCTATCTCTCGTATCACATACTGAAACTTTGCAAACGGTGCAAGTGCTTGGTTACTTGCTACCTGCAAGAACTGCATAAGTCTCTGACTACGCACTTCATTAGCCATAAGACTTTCTGTGCCACGAGCTTTTACTTCAAGATCACCTTTTGTATTCTTATCATAATTAAACTGCATATTAAATCTAAACAGTCCTTCACCTAGAGGTCTGAGTAGATAGTCATCTACGTTCTTTATAACATTCTTTACACCACCACTTGCAGCATTCATCAACATAGATATACCTGATGCAGTTCTTCCTACACCTGACACACCTGTTTGTCCGTGAGAGAAGCTAGGTAGTCCTGTGCTTTCATCTGCAAGCACTCGTGCTTTATCAAAGAGTTGCATATTCTCGTTGGCTACATTGGGAAACTTTGTACCAAAGATGGCTTGTCCCGGTGCGCCACCTTGTCTTCTAAATATTTTTCCGGGATATACACTTAGGTCTTGTCCGGGAACTAGGTTGGTTTCATCTATCTCTATAAGCAGGTTACCTGACATTACAGCATTGTCCACAGCCATACGCATAAAACCATTCATCAATGTCTGCGTATCATCCATATTCTCTGCTATGCCTACACCAAAGAAGCTATATGGATTAAGCTCATAGGGTGCTGCCATGTAGGGTATCTTTGCAGGTTTAAATGGGTTAAGCACCATTCGAATTACTTTGTTATTACACACCCATGCGTTTATCTGCACTTCATCAAAGTCATCTAGGTCTTCTGGCAACTCTATCTGTTGCTCTCGCAGCATACTTACATCTGCTGTACCCCAATACTCTAGCACCTCAAATCGTGCTATTGCATGTTCTGGTGAGTAATCAGATAGATCATCTTCCCAGTATTCTTTATTATAGTTCTCTCCCATAGCTATAGCATCTTCTATAACCTGAGATCTAAAGTGTGGTCTTTTCTTTAATGCACGTAGTTGTGTACGTGATAGCTTGTGTCGTTCTATTACATACTGTGCTTCATCCATATTGTTTGCATCAGGATCAGGAAAGAAGTTCCATACTGATACATGTGAAACTTGTGGCACTGTTTTAAATACAGGAGAATACTCACCATCTTCATCCCAGTTTGGGTATTCTTTATCTACAGCAAATGGTCCTTTCATTACACCTGTACCAAATAAAGCCATCTCAAAGGCTGTGCTTCTTAGATGCTTATTAGCATTAGACTCTTCTAGCTGATCATGTATCTTTTTCTGCATGTTCTTTGCAGCAATCATAGCAGGACTAAATGTCACTGCTGTTGGTGTCTTGCCCACACCCTCTCTTAAATTATCTACATCATCAAACTTACCCTGCAATGGTCCTAGCTTTTCCATTAGAGTTTTTTGTGTAGCACCTGCAGGTAAATCTTGACCATCTCCTGAAAAGCCATATGGACTTTCCATTTCATCTAATCTATTTCTAATGCTTTCAGGTTCTTTGGGATCAAAGCTTACATCTGATACTACACCCTCTGGTAGGGTTGTAGGCTCTACTGTGAGTGGGAACTTATTGTTAGCAAACAATACGTCTATTATCTGACCGTAAGCTGCAAGTGTTTTTGTTTTTGTTACCTTAATAAATACTCGTGACTTCTCTGCTTCTGTAAACTGTACATCAGAACCATATAGACCTCTGTAGTTTCTATAGGCTCTTAACCATCTCTGTTCGTCCTGTTCTCTGTAGTCATCAGCTTTTTTGTATCTATCCATAATAAATGGTATGATATTGTAGCTTTTAGATTCGTCCTGTCCACCCTCTTCAGCTACATCATCAATAGCTATAGACGTGTCATCCATCATTATTTCTTCTTCTGCCATATTAATATCCAAATGTTGCGTCTGCTACAGGCATTGAGTTTGTATGCCCACCTGCAGGATCATAGTCAAATATACTAAACCTTGGTCTTGACATTATACCATATCTCAAAGCGTCATACAAGTGATCTTCTGAGTTTGTATCTATATCTTCTGGATTCTTTTTATCCAGTGGTATAGCAGGTAGTTGCGAGATGATGTTAGTACATGTGCTAAAAAAAACCAAACGTGGCTCTTCGGTGAACTCATCAACTTGTAATCTTCTGTGTATTTCATTCTTACCTGATACTCTACTTCCTCGACTTCTGTCAGAAGGTCTGAACCTACAGCCTTTCATAATCATTTGTTCTGCTAGGCTTGGTCCTGTATCTCCTCGTTTGTGCCAGAGTGAACTATCCAACACTCCATACTTTATATTACCGTCTTCTGCTTCTTCATCTAGTATCATATCAGCCAAGTCTGTGGCTAATACTTTTGATACATACATCTCTCTATATACTACTAACTGTTCTGATGGGCTAACAGCAAACCATA